TGAGAGAAGATTAAAATCTGCAAAAGAAACTCTGGAAAAAGCGCAGATCCAAAAAGGCGTACTGACACAGAGAGTTGAAGATGTTGAGGCAATGCGTTCTGAAATAGCTCTTTTGAATAAAGGTATTGCTGTTGCAGCTGAGAAAGCTGATTGCTACGAAGCTTTGAAACAGGCATTTTCACAGGATGGCGTTCCGCATCAGATCATCCGAAATATTATTCCTCACATTACTGATACGGCAAACAATATACTTGGATCCATGACGGGCGGAACCATGGGAGTAGAGTTTGTGATGGAGCGTACCGTCAAAGGTAAAGACGGTGACAGAGCTACCCTGGATGTACTAATCAATGAGTACGGAAAGACAACTCTCCCATATGCTTCGAAATCCGGAGGGGAAAAGGTAAAGGCTTCACTTGCTATTATCCTTACATTGTCTGAGATTAAAGCAACGTCCGCAGGTATCCAGCTCGGAATGCTGTTTATAGACGAACCTCCATTTCTCGACGATGATGGAACTCAGGCCTATGTAGATGCTCTGGAAACAATCAGACAGAGGTATCCAGATGTGAAAATTATGGCAATAACCCATGATGATGCTATGAAAGCTCGATTCAATCAGTCTGTAACCGTAATTAAAACAGAAGACGGCTCTAAGGTCATTTACTAAGGAGGCGTCTATGGGAAAAAGATACTATTGGCTTAAGCTGCCGGATGATTTCTTCCGGCAGAAGCCGATCAAAAAACTCCGCAGAATTGCCGGAGGCGATACATACACAATTATCTATCTCAAGATGTTACTGGTATCTCTGAAAAATGAGGGAAAACTCTTCTTCGATGGAGTAGAAGAGAACTTTACAGAAGAGATTGCACTTGAACTTGATGAAGAAGAGGAAAACGTAAAAGTCACAGTCCAGTTTCTTATGGCTCAGGGACTCCTGCAACTGATAGACGAAAGCGAATATGAGCTTACAGAGTGTTCCAGAATGGTGGGATCTGAAAGCGCAAGTGCTGAAAGAATGAGACGTCTTAGAGATAAAAAAACGTCACAATGTGACATTGGTGTGACGCAACAGTTACACCTCAGTGACGTAGAGAAAGAGATAGAGATAGAGAAAGATAAAGATAAAGAGATAGAGAATAAATACATTTGCCCGGAGGTGAACTCCGGACAGCCGCAACCGAAGGTGGAGATAGAGCCAGTTACGGAGAGCAGGACGAAGGTGGAGATAGAGCCATCCTGTTCAAAGGCTGAGTTGAAGGTAGAGACAGAGCCGGCTCAGGCGGATGTATTTATTAAATTGCCGTTGATCAATGGGGATGATTACCTGGTGACAAAAGAATATGTCAAAGAGCTTAAAGAATTATATCCGGCAGTTGATGTTGAACAGGCATTGCGTAATATGCGTGGATGGCTTGATTCTAACCCCAGAAACAAAAAGACTCCGAGGGGAATCAAACGATTTATTACAGGTTGGATATCCAGAGAGCAGGACAAAGCACCTCGCGTGCCGGATAAGCCAAAGCCTGTTTCTCAAAACCGCTTTAATAATTTTCACCAGAGAGATTATGACTTTGCAGAGTATGAAAGGCAGTTGTTGAAACGTGAATGAAGAAAAGATTACAGGGACCGAAAAAGAGTTTTTGGATGTGTTCAGGCAGCTCTGCATCAGCAGGAGTTCGTGGCAGGTGTGGGCGGATCTTATGGCGGTAATGGCATGTACACTTGCAAATGCAGTAGATAAGTCATTGTCGAGACATACGGCAAGGGAAAAAGAGTATGCAGAGTGCATCAAACGCCTTGGAGGAGTGGAGAAGCCGGCCAAGTGCTTTGCGATTGTAGTTGAAGCACTGGAACGCAATCCAGATCAGGATTTCCTTGGGAGGTTATACATGAGCCTCGAACTGGGAAATCACTGGAAAGGCCAGTTTTTCACACCGTATGATGTCTGCAGATGCATGGCAGAGTTGACGATACATGACAATATGCAGAAACTGCAGAACAAAGAATGGGTATCTGTTAACGATCCTGCCTGCGGAGCCGGAGCAACACTTATAGCAGCGGCGAATACATTTCGTCGGAAAGGGTTTAATTACCAGACTCAAGTGCTGTTTGTTGCAAATGATATTGACCGGGTAACTGCACAAATGTGTTTTGTACAGTTGTCGCTTCTTGGCTGTCCAGGATATGTAGCAGTTGCAAACACACTATCAAATCCAGTAGCAGGCAATACACTTATGCCAGAGGAAAGACCTGAACAGGAATTTTGGTATACACCGTTTTATTTCAGGCCAGAGTGGAATATGAGAAGACAACTTCAAATTCTTAGACACAGACAACGACGGCCCACCTTATTTGGAAGAGCACCGGAACAGATAACATTTCATTTTGATTTCGAGAAAGGAGAATACAAATGTCAGAACAGTTAAAACAGGAAGTGGACACTGCTGAAATCGACCGTTTAGAGACGGAAACGGACGTGGACAGTAAAACGATAGGGCAGGACGAAACAGAACTGCCAGAGAGCAAATTAGAGGACGAGAGCGGCAATGAAGTGAAAGCAGAGGATACTGTGTATTTGGGGAAAGCTTCACTTGCTGAGATTCTTACAGGAATGGCGGATCCAACAGAAGAGGAAATTAGAGCTGCAGAAATTGAGAATGCAAAGCCGGTAAAGCAGAAGGCTAAAGAAAAACTGGAAGCTGAAAAGAAAAAAGCAACCCAGAAGAATTTTGCGGATCTGATCATTGCTTATCTGTTGAAAAGATGCGAAGAGGATCAGGGACTTGCTGAGGACGTAATGCAGGAGGGCAAGACCTGGAACAAGTGCTTTAACTATATTGTTGAACAGGCCAGAAAGCAGTCGAATGGTAGAAATACAGCAGTTGAAGACCGGGTTGTGTATGAATGGGCCGAGGATTATTACCACAAATATGAAAAACCGGAAACCGCCAAAAAGGAAAAAGACAAAAAGCCTGCGACAACAAAAAAGACAGAAGCACCAGCTAAAAAAGTTACAGAAATCAAGAAAGACATTCAGGAAACAAAGGATGATTCCAAGGTTTCTGAAAAGCCAGAGAAAAAAGATGTTGCTTCCAAGCAGCGGAAAACTGAAAAAACAAGTACAAAAAGCGGCGGCCTGAACGGTCAGATGTCACTGTTCGATCTTCTGTAGGAGGATGTCACATGGAAAAGAGAAAATTAGCACAGATTCCAAGAGAAGAAGCCACAGACGAAATGGTCAGGTTTGCGGAACGAGCTGCGGGAACGCATATTGTTACAACCAGAGATATAGAAAAAGACCTTTTAATGGTGACATTCTATCCCATTGGCAAATTGAAGAAAGGAGAAAAGGGTGCTCAGTTAAGAACATTTTTCTCCAAGAATGATTACATATCACAGGATCTGGCCTCTGAAAGAGTGAAATGGCTGACTGCAGCTTTTGATCGGATGGAATGTATTCACCTGTATGAATATCACTGGGATAGAGATGAGGGGAACAGATATACCCCGAACATGTTTTTCTGGACGGATGCAGACATTGATCGTATGCGTGGATTTTTCAAAGAATGGAGTACAGAAAAAGATGTTAAAGACTGGACAGCTGTGACACGTTTTCAGGACATGGTCAAACAGCGGCGACTGGATGAAAAACATGCCAAGGAGACAAATCCTATTGATACAGTCATGGGAACAGTCAAGGAAATTCCGGAAGACTTCAAGAAATGGGTATCGGAAAAAGCGATGTCATTCAGCAGATATCTGGTTTACTCAACAAGATCAAAGAATGAGGCTCTGGTGCATTGCACTCATTGTAATGGGGTGACACTGGTAGACAGAACGAAAATTCGGTTAAGAAATAACGAGAAGGGGATATGCCCCCTTTGTGGAAGTCCGGTCACCATTAAAGCCAGAGGCAGGATGCCGGCACATATATGGGACAAAAGGATAGTTTCATTCATTGAACCAAGAGAAGAGGGGTTTCTGTGGCGATATTTCTCGGTCCATAGAGAGGTGAAACAGGATGGAAAAACGAATGACAGTCTGCTTGAAATCGTAAGGACGTTTTACAAATTTGCACCGAACGGAACGCCATGCACCAGCAGTTATGAATACAGAGAGT